GCCCGCCGCCTCGCCGAGCTCCATCCGGGCTGCGTCGCTCTTCGCCAGAAGCACAACAAGAGCGGCGGCGAGTTCGGTCACCGAACCGAGGTCACCATCTACTGGCAGAAGGCATACAAGAAGGGCCAGGCATGGCGCCGGCAGCAGGAGACAGCATGATCCCCGCCGACAGCCCAGCCGCACCTCGGAGACTGGCCATCGTCTCCGGAGGCTTCGATCCGCTGCACATCGGCCATGTCCGCATGATGCACCACGCGGCCTACTACGGAGAGGTCTGTGCTCTTGTGAACTCGGACGCGTGGCTCGTCAGGAAGAAGGGTATCGCGGTCTCCCCGGTCGAGCATCGCCTGGAGATGGTTCAGGCGCTGCGCTCGGTTGCCTTCGCCGCCGAGGCGCAGGACGACGACGGCACAGTCTGCTCCTCTCTACGCTGGCTGCGGGAGTACTACCCGCGCATCCCGATGTTCTTCTGCAACGGCGGCGACCGGGGGCGCGAGAACACGCCCGAGCAGCCGGTGTGCGAGGAGCTCAACATAGACATGCTGTGGAGCGTCGGTGGCGAGGACAAGCCCGAGTCGTCGTCGGAGATCATGCGGCGCATAGCCGCTCACGAGAGCAGGAGAGGCTGATGCTAGTCATCGCGGCAAGAAACGTCAACGACGCATGGTCGGAGGCACTCTCTGTGCTGGACCAGAAGGGGGAGCGCCGGGGGTCGCGGAACGGGGACGTGGTGGTGATGCCGTACCCTGTGACCACGATCTACTCCAGGCCGACCGAGAGAGCTCTCTTCGATCCGGTGAGGGACGCCAACCCCATCTTTCACCTGCACGAGGCTCTCTGGATGCTTGCCGGGCGGGACGACGCCACGTGGCTCGATCGCTTCGTGTCCGACTTCTCCTCGCGGTTCGCCGAGGAGGACGGAACGATGCACGGTGCCTACGGGAGGCGGTGGCGTGACTGGTTCGAACGTTCGTGGCCCGAGGGTACGGCACTCATGGGGATGTCCCCCGATAGGATGCCGCTCGACCAGCTCGACGAGTGCGTTCGCCTGCTCCGCGACAATCCCGAGGACCGTCAGGCTGTCATCTCCATGTGGGACCCGTCGGCGGACCTCGGTGTGCCGGGCCTCAAGGACCGTCCCTGCAACACGCAGATCTATCTCCGGTGCGACCGGACGGAGCATCCCCGCCAGACCGTAACAGGAGCTCCGTTCTTCAGCTCGATCTCCGGCGGACTCCGTTATCTGGACATGACGGTCTGCTGCCGCTCCAACGACATCGTCTACGGATGCTATGGCGCCAACGCAGTTCACTTCTCGGTGCTGCAAGAGTACCTCGCGGCACGCATCGGTGTCTCCGTCGGCACCTACACGCAGGTGTCCAACAACTGGCACATGTACGACTGGTCTCGCGCCCGCGTCTCTCGCCTGTCGGCGGACGGCTACGCCCAGAAGCCCTATCCGGGCACCCTGCCGCTGGTCTCCGAGCCGGAGGCGTTCGACGAGGAGGTGCGCGCCTATCTGGACGAGCCACTCGACGACAGGCCTCGCCTCAACAGCTTTCTTCGCGACACGGCGCGTCACATGTACGCAGCCAACGAGCGGAGGCTGAGCGGCGATCTGGACGAGGCGGTGGCCCTTGCGGCTCGCATCGCTGCGCCGGACTGGAGGCAGGCCACGCTGGCGTGGCTGGAGCGTAGGGGGAAGACATGACCGTCTACGGGACATTCAGGAAGCGCTGCGCCACCTGCGACGGCACCGGCAAGGTGACGGTGGTCAGCGGCGACCGGGAGCACACGGAGGAGTGCCCCATCTGTCACGGCGAGGGGGAGCTGGAGTCCCGCTCCTCCCAGGCAGCCATCAAGAGCGCACGAGACGCAAGAAGGAGACGCGGATGACGGATCATGTTACGGACCGGAGCCTTCTCTCCGGAAGGGTGAAGCGCTACAACACTTGGCCGACCATCACGAGCCAGACGGTGGGCGACCACACGTGGGGCGTGTATCACGTCTACTGGCGTATCTTCGGCCTCCCTCCGGACAGGGTCGCGCTCTACATCCATCTGCACGACGCCGAGGAGCTCGTCTCCGGCGACAACCCGTTCCCCATGTCTCGCGACTTTCCCAGCCTGCGGAGGGCCAAGGACGAGATGGAGGCGGCGGCGCGCGAGCGTCTCGCGCTCCCCGCACCCGGCGACTACGGCATCACGGACCTGGAGCGAGCCCAGGTGAAGATGTGCGACCTCCTCGAGATGATGTGCTTCGGCATGCAGGAGCGGGAGATGGGCAACCTACTCGCCACCCCGATCGTGGAGCGCACGGCGGACGCGGTGCTGGAGCTGGGTCAGAGGACGTTCGTGGGTATCCTGCACACGAGATACGACGCGCTCGACGAGTTCGTCCAGAGCGAGATGCTACGGCACCAGACGGTTCTAGAGAAGAGAGGAAGCACGAGATGACAGCGAACGACAGACAAGTTGGCGGCGAGCACTATCGCCGAGGCGGCACTCGCACGTTCCAGCACTGGGACCTCATGGCGACTCTGGATGCCCGGTACTTTCCGGCCGTGATCACCAAGTACACCGAGCGTCACGGCAGCAAGGCCGGGCGGCAGGACCTGGAGAAGGCAGTCCACTACGCCGAGAAGGAGCACGAGACCGAGTCGGCACGTCGCTCGCGGGGTCAGGGTCGCCTGAGGTACACGCCCGAGCAGAAGATGGCTGTGGCGAGCTACTGTCGCGAGGCGGGGCTGGACCCCATGCAGACGCTGATCTTCCACACGGCGCTGCTGGAGCCGGACCAGACCAGTCTGCTGGTCACTCTGTGCGGCGAGTATCTGGAGCAGTGCTACCCCATCCCCGGTGTCGAGCAGCTGGAGAGCGAGATATCGGATCAGGCCGATCTCCTGATGGCCCGAGCGCTCGTGACCGAGCCAGTCCAGGAGGCGATCGCCGAGGCTGCCACCGAGCAGATGAAGCAGGACTTTGCTGCGGAGGCTGAGAGGCCCGGCACACCCGAGGACGGCGGGCATCACGCCAGGACGGTGCGTCGCCGCTGATGTCGAGAACAAGGCAGCAGAGCGGCCAGCTGGGCCTCTTCCGCCCAGAGTCCGACTGGTCGCCTCCGTCGGAGCTCCCGGACCTGCGGGGACGCCGCGTGGTGGCGATCGACACCGAGAACAAGGACGACGGTCTGGCCCGGAACCTCGGGCCGGGGTGGGCGCTTGGTCCTGCGGGCTACATCTGCGGAGTCAGCTGGGCTGCGGAGGGCTCCGTCGGCTATGTGCCGATTCGTCATCCGGAGACCGAGTGCCACGACTCCGACGCAGTGATGCGCTGGCTGACCGATCTGCACCGCTCGTCGGCGCACATCGTGATGCACAACTCTCCGTACGACACTGGCTGGCTGGGCTCGTACGGTGTGCCGCCGCCAGAGCACCTGGAGGACACGCTCGCTGCCTGTGTCATGCTGGAGGAGAACGAGCGCTCCTACTCGCTGGACGCCTGCTGCGCGCGGGCGGGTGTGCCGGGCAAGGACGCCGCGCTCCTGGCCGATGCGGCCGAGTCCTACGGTGGGAGCCGTAAGAACCCAAGGGCGGACATATGGCGTCTGCCGGCACGCTTCGTCGGCCCCTACGCCGAGGCGGACGCAGAGGCGACCCTGGCCCTCTGGCATCAGACGGAACCAGCGCTGAAGGCTCAGGAGGTGTGGGAGGCCTACCGCACCGAGATGGAGCTGGTGCCGATGGTCGTCGCCATGCGGCGGCGCGGCATTCGCGTGGACGAGGACGAGGCCGAGCGCACCGCAGCCGCCTTCCGCGCGCTTGCGGCCGAGCAGCTGAACCTGATAGGAGAGCTCGTCGGGCTGGGTCGGGCTGCGACCCTGGACGAGGTCCGCTCTCCTCGGCAGAAGAGTATCTGGTTCGAGCGCGAGAAGATCAACTTCCCCGTCACCGCCAAGAGCGGACAGGGCTCCTTCTCCGCGGAGTGGATGGAGAGGCACCAGCACCCGCTACCTCGCGCCGTGACGGAGGCCCTGAAGCTGGAGGACGCCGCTACCAAGTTCGTGGAGAACTTCCTGCTCGGCTTCTCGCGTCGCGGACGCATACACGCAGAGGTCCACCAGTTCCGCTCCGACACCGGCGGAACACGCTCCCACCGATTCTCGTACTCCGAGCCGCCGCTTCAGCAGATGCCCTCTCCCGACAAGGACCCGAGGGACCGGGAGACAGGGGCGCTGCTGGAGGACCGCGCCATCGGCACCCGCATTCGTCGCTGCATGCTGCCGGAGGAGGGCGACGGCTGGCTGGCCGCCGACTACTCGCAGCAGGAGCCGCGCATGACGGTTCACTTCGCCTCCGTCTGCCGAGCCGTCGGAGCCGAGGAGGCGGTGAGACGCTATGCCGACAATCCACGCACCGACTACCACACGATGGTCGCCGAGATGACCGGGCTGCCTCGTCCGCGCGCCAAGATCCTGAACCTGGCCATGACATACGGCAAGGGGAAGCGATCCACCGCCGAGGAGCTGGGTGTCGATCTGGAGGAGGCCGAGGCGCTCCTGAAGAACTACCACGAGCGCCTTCCCTTCATCAAGTCGCTGGAGGACATCGCCAAGAGCCGGGCGCAGGCGCGTGGCTTCATCCGGCTCATCGACGGTGCTCGTATACACTATCCTCTGTGGGAGGGCGGCTGGATCGACTGGGACGACCGCAAGGCAGCGGAGCGCGCTGGCAAGCGGCTGGAGCCCTGCTCGCTGGAGGAGGCCAGAGAGCGCCAGCGCGACCAGGAGCACCCCTGGAGCCGGACGCGCCTCCGCCGGGCCGACACCCGCAAGGCGCTGAACAACCTGATCCAGGGGTCGGCCGCTCGGCAGACCAAGCGAGCGATGCTGGCCATGTGGCGCGAGGGCATCCTGCCGATGATCCAGATGCACGACGAGGTCGGATGCTCCGTCTCGTCGCAGCGACAGGTGGAGCGCATAGGGCAGATCATGGTGGAGACAACGCCGCTCGTCGTTCCGACGATTGTTGACCTGGAGGTTGGCCCAACGTGGGGTCAGGCCAAGATGTCGTGGGCGGACTACGAGAAGAAGTACAGGGAGGCAGCATGAGCCGTGGCTGGACGCCCGAGTATCCGGGTCAGACCGAGCCGGTCTGGGTCTGGTGGTCGCCGGACGAGCACGAGGAGGGCCTTGTAGGCTTCCACACGGCAGCCGACCGCGACGCCTTCGCTGCTGGTCAGTCAGGACCCTTCCGCCGTCGCGTGTCGCCGACAGGCAAGACAACGCCCCAGCTGGGCGGCTG